CCGGTCGACGGCCCCGGTGATGAATGCCAGGAGGCGTGAGCGGAGGGTGCGTCCGCGGCGGACGGAGGTGGTCATCGGCGGGGCCGTTCGACGAGGTACAGCATGCCGAGGCTGTCGGGGGTGGTGCCGCCGTCGTCGGGGTCGTCCGGGGCGGGCGGCTCCCCGTTCTCGAGGCTGGCGATCTGCCGCTCGTACGCCTTGATGTTCTCCGAGAAGGAGACGGACACGACCGAGGACACGTTGACGGAGGACGGCTGCGCCAGGAGCGCGGCCAGGCGTTCGCGGACGATCTCAAGGGCTACAGCCCGGGCGGTGCCGAGGCGCGTGTAGCGCTGCTCGAGGTCGGGGATGTCGGTGCTGGTGCCCAACTGGGCGAGCAGCCACGCCTGTACGGCTGTGTCCACGGGCTCCTCCGGTCAGGTTGTAGGGGAAGGGGGGATGCGGGTGCGGGCCCGCCGGGTGGCGCCCCCACCACTGGTGGCGGGCCCGCACGCGCACTAGTCGCCGCTGTTGCCCTCTTCAGCGGCGCTCCGGCCCCGAGCCGGCTTGCGGGCCGCGGTCTTCTTCACGGCCGTCTTGTCGCCGTCGCCGTCCTCGCTGGACGGTGAGGCGTCGGCGGTCTTCTTGGCGGCCGTAGGAAGCTTTCCGTCTTCCCACGCCGCCGAGTTGGTGACCAGGGCGGCGAGCCGATGCTCGGGCTCGCTTCCCTCGTCCAGGCGCACGGTCTGGTGCGTGTCCGGGTCCGTGACGTACACGGTCGCCGCCAGCCGGGCGCCCATCAGAACACCGTCGCCGAGATGTGGATGTCCGGCACGTACAGCACCGGCATCGCTACGGCGGCGCCCTTCGTCCACACCTGGACCGGGTCGTCGGTGTAGCCGTGGGTGACGACGATGCCGGGGGCCTCTTCCCGCTCGATGGCCGGGTTGCCACCGGATGCGAGGACGAGGGACTCGGCGGTGACGCCGTACTGCGTCTCACCCCACGTCTGCGGGTTCGGCGGCAGCATCAGCCACTTGTTGTCCGGGATCGGACGGGCCATCGTGCCGTCGTCCTTGGGGATCTGGACGTCGTACACCTCGATGGGCGGCAGGTTGTAGCGGGCCCGTACGGCGTCGACCTCGTTGGGTGCGAGGACGCCGGTGGGGGTCTGCGCGGACGGCTGCCCGTAGAACGCGCGCCGGTAGGAGTCGTTCGACGCGAGGAGCGCGCGGGCCTTGTAGGAGGTGACGACGCGGGACGGGAGCGGGGCTCCGGAGGCGCGCAGCACCTCGATCCACGCCATCTCGTCCGCGAGGGCGTCTGCGGCCGGGTTGGACCACACCGTGCCGGCGGTCGGCATGTTCGCCGAGGGGACGCCGGCGTCGTACTCGACGGCGAGGCCGTTCTCGCCGGCGAGGGTGAACTTGCCGTCGGTGAGGAGGTCGCCGACCGCGAGTTCGAGGCGGGCCTTGATGGACTGCACGTGTGCGGCGACGTCCTGGTAGAGGAGCTCCACCAGTTCGGATGCGTCGGCGCCGCGGCTGGTGTCGAGGAGGATCTGCTCCAGTTCGCCGACCAGGTACTTCTGGCCGAGCGGGGGCAGCTGGCCCTCGGTGACGATGCGCTTCGCCTCACGCGTTGCGACGGAGGTCTGCGCGTCCCACGCCCGGTACTTCGCCGCGTTGACCCTGCGGCTCGTGGACTTGATGCGGAACTTGACGCTGTTGATGGTGCGTTCCGGCATGACCGAGAGGGTCAGCGCGTAGTCCGCGGGGCTCTGTACCTGCCGGGCGAACGCGTTGATCTCGGTGGCGTCGATGCCCCTGAGGAGGTTCTCAAGCATGGTTCAGCCCCTCCCTAGGAGAAGTGGATGTTGTCGGTGCGGCTGGCGGCCGCGGGAACGGTGAGGGCGATGGGGAGCTTCGCCGTGTCGACGTCGCCGTGGACGAGGAGCGCCCCCGCGGCCTTGGTGACGGCCGGGTTGAACGAGGTGTCGGTGGCGAGGAGCCCGGCGAAGATCTGCGAGCCGTCGGAGGCGCCGGACGTGTACGGGGCGTACAGGCCGGACGCGGTGAGCTTGCCGAGCGCGATGCCCGACTTGAACACGGCGTACGGGTTCGTCGCGGTCGCCGCGGTGTAGTGGGTCCCGGACGTGAACTTCGTAACGTCCAGGGTGATCGTGGCGTTCATGCCCGAGCCGTGCAGATTGCGCAGCCACCGCCTGTCGGCGGTCACGGTCTCGGTGGTGGTCATCGGCTGGAGGTCCACGCCGATCTCCTCCCGTGGAATGGGGATGGCACTGGGGTGCGGGCGACCATCTGGTTGTGGTGCCGTCCACGGGGTGGTGCGAGAGGGCGTGGTCCCTCAGCTTGTGGGCCGCCGGTCAGGCGGCGTCTTTGCGGCGCACGCCCATCTGCTCGGCGAGCTTGCGCATGCGCTCGTTGACGTCGTCCTTGCTGGCCCGGCCGCGTGCCGAGCCGCCTGCGGGGTCGCCACCGGGGGCCGGGGGAAGGGTTCCCGGGGGCGGCGTGGCCGGCGCGGCCGTACCGAACAGTGCGGCGCGGCGCTCCTTGAGGGCTTCCGCAGCCGCAACGACGGTCGCCTCGTCAGCGTCCGGGCTCTCGCGCAGGTCGCGTTCCAGGAGGGCGAGCGCGTCCTCAAGGTCGGCGCCAGTCGCTCCGAGCCCCAGCAGGGCAGCCTTACGTATCGCGTCGCGCTCGCGGGCAATGGCGGACTGCTCGCGGGCCACCGCCTTCGCCTCGAGGTCGGCGAGTTCCTGACGGCGCCGCTCCTCGTCAGACAGGGCTGCCTGCTTGGCCTCGCGGGCGGCGGCGATGAATGCGGCCGTGTCCTCGGCGGAGGTGAAGCCGAGTTCCTCGGCGAACTCCTTGAGCGCGGACCGCTTGCCCTGCGCCTTCTCGCGGGCGGCGATCCGGTCCAGGTCTTCCTGGGAGAACTCCTTGGCCGGGCCGGGGGGCGGGCCGGGCTTCGGCGGGTCAGCCTGCGCCGGGGGCGTGGCCGGGTCTCCGCCGTCGTTGTAGAAGACGCCGAGGCCAGCCAGGCCCGTGTACGGGTGCGACCAGGCGGTGGAGCGGTGCTGCGCGGGGCGACGCATAGGTGCAAGTCCTCCCAGACTCGTTCCAGGCCCCGCGCCTGAGATCAAGGACACCACAGGATGCGTCACGTGTTCCCCCCGCTCCCCTGCTGGCCCTGCTCGAGGGCCGTCTGCCCCGGATCGGCGGCGGTCGGGTCGGCCGGGACGGGCGGGAGCTGCACGACCGGCGCCTCGGGCTGATCGGGGGCTTCGCGGCCCAGGAACTTCGCGACCTCGTCGACGTTGCCGAGGGCGTCGGCGAGCTGGACCGCGGCGGCGAACTGGCGGGACTGGATGCGGTCGATCTCGTCGGCTGCGTCCTCGATGGGGAACCCGGCATCCATCAGCATCCGTACGCCGGTCTCCAGGGACAGCACGCCGCCCGCGACGCCGGTGGTGACCTGCTCGAGGACGGACGCCTTGTCGGTGGGCGTGTACGGGCCGAACACGAGCTCAGCAGGCTGGGGCGTGACACCGTCCCAGTCGGGGTGCTGTCCGGCCAGGTGGAGGCGCTGCACGAACTTGAGGAGTAGCGCGTACTTGTGGGCACGGGCGAGACGCATGCTGCCCATGAGGGAGTCGAGCGGCCCGAGGGAGAGCTGCATCGCGTACCCGGAGGGGACCTTGGACGGGTCGAGGGTGCCGAGGGATACGGCGGGCAGGCGGGCGACGTTCGCGGCCCGCTCCCCCAGGTCGTGCCGCTGCTCCCGCAGTTCGCGCAGCGCCGGTGACGTGTCGACGGTGGTGATGCGGCCGTTCTCCCCCAGCGTGAAGATGGCGCCGGGTGCGACGGAGTACGTCTGGCGGCCGTCGACCGCCCCCGATATTCCGATCATGGGGAGGCCGGTGGTGGCGGAGGCGCGGGCGGAGTCCGTGTCGGCGCCCTGCAGCTCGTCGAACACCTGCAAAACCTTCGCGAGCGACGACTGGCCCCAATGCTCCTCCGCCGGCGGAACCGTGTTGGGGACGTGGATGACCGGGATGAAGTCGGCGTACAGGTCGAGGCGGTCCAGGACTTCCCCGTCGCTGCGGGTGGCGTACTGGGCGGCCGCCATCGGCAGCGAGTCGACGTCGACCTGCCCCTTCAGGTCGCCGAGTTCCCACGTGGCGTCGGTGAGGTAGCAGGTGAGCGTGGACGGTTCGTCGTTCCACGCGTACTGCCGGGACACGGTCCCCGTTGCCGGGTCGGCGCTGTCGCCCTGCCCGAGGACAAGGCTCGTATCCCCATCCGGGCCGTCGACGGTGAGGGGCGCGCGTACCGCACGGCCCTTCGCATCGACACCGGTGCCGGTGGCCGGGCCGATCGGGGCAAGTTCGTAAGTGATGCGCCGCAGACGGGCCTTGAGGCCGCGCTTGGGGTCTTCGGGCAGCTCCCACGCGAAGTGGACGCGGGTCGGGTATTCGCCGCCGTCGTCGTCCTCCCCGATGACGGGGAAGTAGAAGCCAGGGTCAACGCTGCGCAGGGTGACGCGCTGCTTGCCCGGGTTCCAGGCGAGCCGGTACACGCCGTCCCCGAGTGCGACGGCCTTGCGTTCGGTCTGCTGCATCCGCATCGCCAGCAGCTCCGTATCGGCCCAGTCCCGCAGCAGGTCCTGTACGCGCTGCGCGGCGGCCGTGGACGCATCCGGCTCCCCGTCGCCAGCGTCGTCCTCGGCGCCAGCAACGGTGATGTGCTGCTCGCGGCCCAGGACGTGCGCCAGGATCGTGTCGACGAACATGCTGGGGTCGCCGAACTCGCGCCGGTCCCGGGCCGCATCCCCGTCCACGATGGCAGCGAGCTCCGCGGCCTGGTTCTGGTCGTAGGCGGTGAGCGTCTTGTAGGCGGCGAGGCGGCGTTCGTCGTCGGCGGGCACCCACATGGCCTGTGCCTCGGGGAACGCGCGCCGGTTCGGCATGCCGCGGGGGTCGCTGAAGACCGGTTTGTAGTTCAGCCACGACCAGACGTCGATGCGGACTTGCCGAATGCCGGCGATGAGGCCCACAGAGAGATCCCTCCGTACAACACAGGCCCCGCGCCTATTGATCAGCGTACGGGCGTGGGGCGCGAGTGTTGCCCCTGGCCTATCGGTCAGGCGGCGGCGATCTGGTTGGCTATGGCCTCGGCCGCACGTACCCGCTGAACGGCGAGTTCGGCGTAGCGGTGGTCGAGTTCGATGCCGTAAGCGCGGCGGCCAGCGAGGATGGCAGCAACGAGGGTCGAGCCACTGCCAGCGAAGGGGTCGAGGACCAGCTCACCCCGCCGGGTGCTGGACTCAATGAGTTCAGCCATGAGAGGGACGGGCTTCTCCGTGGGATGCCGGTTCACCTTGCACCCTGCCGGTCGCGTGTATCTCAGAATGCTGCCCGCCCTCAGCCTCGCCGTGAGAAGCCCTTGCCCTGCTGCGCGCTCGCTGCGTGAGGGGATATGCACGCCGAACGTGATGATCTCGTGTTGTGGTGCCCATGGCTTCCTGAGATCACCTGGCCCTATCTGTGCTTTATCCCAGATGAGGTCGGCTGTTCCATTCAGAAGCATCGGCTCAGCGAGTTGGTCGGGGCGGTAGCCGAACACGTAAGCGTGCCGTTTCCTGCGGAGATGCTCGCGCGTAAGGGCGCCAAGCAGGCCGGGGACATCAAGGGTGCCGTCATCGCCTAGCAGTGGGCCGAACTTGCCGCCGTTACGCCCGCTGTTCCACTTGACGCCGTAGGGCGGATCGGTGGCCAGAAGGTCGACTGTGGGCAGGGTGCCGATGAGGTCGGCGCAGTCGCCCCAGACGACGGTGCAGCGCTCGGACTGGTGAAGGACCTTGCCGCCGGGTGGGGGCGTGAGCGGTAGGTCGAGCGTCTCAGGTGTGGCCACGGATCGATTGTGTGCCGCATCCCCTCTCATGTTCCCCCGGCTATCGGCGCCCGGACATGCGTCGAGCCAGGCTCCCGGTCTGCCCCGGGTCACCTGGCTCGGCGTCTTCCGACCGTCCACGACGGTCGACGTTGACTCCAACGGTAGCTCAGCGGCGCCCCGCCAGTCGCTGGTCCGTGTAGCTGCCGGTTCCGACGGCGGCTGCGGCGGGGTCGGCGAGCTCGGTGAGGGCGTGGACTGCGGCGTCCATACGGTCCGGGGAGTCCATGCCGGGGATCCAGGTGACCATCTGCGTCTCGAGCTGCTGGAACTCTGCTACGTGGTGGACTTGCCCGGTTTCGTATAGCTGGGCGATCGGCTCGGCCCGCAGCCGCTTGCCCTTCTTCGCGTTGACGTCCACGATCCGTGGCATCGGCATGCCCTTCGTCTGGCCCTGTCGTTCAAGTTCGGCCCAGGCCTGGATGACGTTCTGGCGGGCCATGTCGCCGCCGTAGTTGGTCTCGACGACGATGGCGTCCGCCCCCAGCTCGAGGGCGAGGAGGCATGTTTCGCGGCCGCGGGTCTCGGCGGAGTGCTTCCCGGTGCGGTCGGCGAGAACGTAGTAGTGCCCGTCGGTGGAGCGCCCGGCGGCGACGATGCCGGATTCGTCGTGCGAGGAGCTCTCGCCGCCGGCGGGGTCGAGGGCAACGACGACGCGGGCCAGGTCGACCGCGCGGAATGCGACGGGGCTGATCCGGTTTCCGGTGATCCATGCCCACTGCCATACGCCGCCCTCGAGCGGGCGGGGCTGCTGTTGGTACAGCGACCACCAGACGCGCTCGCCAACGGACTTTCGGATGCGCGCGTAGTCCTCGGCGTTGAAACGCTCGGGCCACAACGCTTCACCGACCTGGCGGCCGAGTGGATCGTTGTCGGACAACGCGAGGGCCGGCAGGTCGATGACGATCCAGTCCTCGGGCTCCTCTTTCAGGAGCCGGCCGGACAGGTCGTCGTCATCCCAACGCGTGTTGACCAAAAGTACGGAGCCTTGGGGTTCGAGGCGGGTGAGGAGGACGGACTGCCACCAGTCCCACACCCGGTCGCGTTGGGTGGGCGATCCGGCGTCTTCGGATCCCTTGAACGGGTCGTCCACGGCTGCAACGTGAGCGCCGCGGCCTGTGAGCGCGCCTCCGACGCCAGCGGTGACCATGCCGCCTTCGTGCTTGTCGATGTCGAACCGGTTGGCGGCCTGGGAGCCGTAGCGCAGGTCGATACCGAGGGTGGGCGCGTGCTCGGTGATTGTGTTGCGGACGAACCGTCCGTGATCGTCGGCGAGGTGCGCGGCGTAGGAGGCGAGCATGAACCGGTGGTCGGGCTGGCGACGCAGGTACCAGACGGGCCCCCAGCGGGAGGTCCGGCGGGACTTGCCCGCACGAGGCGGCATAGTGACCATGACGCGCAGGCGTTCCCCAGCAGCGATCCGCTGGTAGATCCGGTCGATGATGTCCAGGTGGGGGGCCTGCATTTCGCGGCCGCCGGTGAGGACCGAGGCGAGCGCACCCGGTGAACGGTCCAACGCCATGGACCGTTCGACGTGAGCGAGCCGCAGTCGGAGGTCGGGCGTGGCCCGCCGGGCAATGCGGCGGCGGTCTGCGACGGGCAGGCTGCGGTACTCGTCAAGGGCCGCGCGCTCGGGGTCAGACGTCGCGGCTCTCATCCACGTCCTCGCGGCCGTCAGTAGCGGGCAGTTCGAATTCGGATGCCGGGCCGTGCTCGCCGGCCGTGGTGATGAGCCCGTTCAGTTCGGCGAGGGTCCCGCCGAGGGGGATGATCCCGCCGTCCGGGCCGGACAGTTCGGCCTTGGTCGGCATGTCGAGGCCGTTCAGCTTGGCGCGACGGTCCATGAGGCGCAGCACGGTGTCGACGGCCCGCATGTCGAGTTCGTGGGCCACGACGTTGCCTTCTTTGTCGAGGACGGGGCTGGGTTCGGTGGCGCGGGACCAGGTGGCGCGCAGTAGTGCGTCGAGGCGTTCGTTCTCCTGCTGCCGATATACAGAGACTTCGGCTGCCTCTTCGTCACTGTTCTGCTTGAGGGCGCGCAGGAGGTCCTTGGTGGCGGCTCCGCGGCTGGAGTAGTCGAGGACTTCGGCGATGTGGTCGAAGTCGTGGCCTTCGCGGCGCATGCGGATGAGCTTGGCGCGGCGGGCGGCGGTTTCTGCGGCTTTGGCTTTGGACGGTGGCATAGCGGTCGGGGCTCCCGCATGTGTGGTTGTCAGGCCCCGCGCCTGTCCTGATGATCCCCGATGTTGCGGTTCGGGTTCCCCCTGGCTGGTCTGCGGGTGGACGATGCCCGGCATGAGGCGGATGCGAGTGGTGGGGTCAATCGTTGTTGCCGTGCTGATGGTTGGGGGTGCGGCCGGCTGTAGTGGAGGCGGCTCGGGCGGGGGTGGTAAGGGCGGGAAGCCGTCTGTGTCGGCGACGAAGGCGAGGCCGGTGGCGCCCCGTGATGCGTTGGCGGCGTACGAGCGGGAGACGGCGTCGGGCTGCACGGACGCGGATGACTGCCAGCAGTTCATGACGCGGAAGCTGGCGGCGGCGGTGAAGGTCCGTAAGGCGATGGAGGCCAAGGACCAGCAGACGTACGCAGAGCCGATCGGGGATGTGGCCGAGGCGGAGCGCCAGGCCGATCACTTTGGGCGGGACAACTTGGGGGCGAAGGGTAATTCGCTGGCGGTGTCGTTGCCGTTGCAGCGGATGGTCGCCTGGTTCCGGGAGCATCCGGAGGGATGACGTAGACGTGAAGCGGCCCCGTCACCGGGGGTGATGACGGGGCCGCTGGGGCTCGGGGTGGGCCGGGGGTGGTCGCCGTCCCGAGCGGTCTCGAGGTCCAGTGTGCGGACTCAGACTGTGTAACGCCTGAGGAGCTGCTGTGGCACGGCCCGGTACCTGCTTGGGCGCGGGGACGCTAAACAGATTGGAGAATGCTCATGCCTTCACCAACCGGGCCGTGCACTTTCATGGTGGGGCACGATCGGGGGTTTGTCTGGGCTGCTATCCCCCGGTCAGTTCCAGGGCGGGGTGCCGCCGTTGGCCCAGGCGATCAAGTCCTGGCCTCGGACCAGGCGGATCCGCTGCTGGAGCATTCCGTTCGTGTCGCGCGCGCTGCTGGTGAAGTCGCTGGTGGTGACGATGGCGGCCTGCTGGCAGTGGTGGATCTCGCGGTAGGTGCCGTTGACCTTCATGACCTCTTCGGAGGTCACGTTGTTGCCAGCCTTGTTGCGCTTGCACTGTATGAGGACGTCGGTGCCGTTGCGGAGTTTGACGCGGACGTCCATGCCGCGGTCGTTGGCGCCGCCTTCGACGGTCGCGGAGGCCACGCTGGGGTGCTGGAGAGCGAGTTCGGCGATGGCCTGCTCGAAGTGATCCGCGCCCATCCGCAGGAAGGCTTCCAGTGTCCGCTGCTGGGGCAGGGCCGGGCGTCGGGCGTAGAGGCGGTCGATGCGGGCGAACACGCCTGCCATGCGGGCAGGCCGGACGACGTGAAGTATCACGGCCGCAGCCACGACAGCGACGGCCGCAATGCTCTGCCAGGGATAGGTCTTGGCGACGATGTATCCGCCGAGGGCTATGCCGGCCGCCCAGCCCCAGGAGATGCGGCGTAAGCGGAGACGGTACCTGCGGATGGTGCGTCGTATGGGGCGGCGGGGCTGGGTCTTGCGGGCGCGGGGGCGGCGGGTGGGCGAGCTGGTCGTCATGGCGGTCTCCGGGGTTCGACGGGGCGTGGGCGGGTTACGGGCGGGGGTCGGTCTGCTCGTTGCGGGTGTTGGCGATCAGCCCTCGGGTGTGGCTGGTGATCGCCTTGTGCTCCTGGTGGACGTAGCCGTTGTAGTGCTGGTGGATCTGGGGCGGGGCTGCCTGGGCGACTTCCTTAGCGCTCTTCATGAGGCCTTTGAGGGCGAGGAAGGGGATGGCGAGGGCGGCGGGGGCGGCGATGGCGCAGCCGCAGATCCATCCGATGACGGTGGGGTTCGCGTGTCCTGTGGCCCAGATGACGGCGGTGAAGCCTCCACCGAGGGTGGCGGCGAGGACGCTGCTGGAGAGGATCGTGGTGTTGAGGTCGACGGCGCGCTGACTCATGGGAGGCCGGCGGGTTCCGGGCTGGTCTGCGGGCGGTGTGGTGCCGATGCGGGGGCCGTCCTGCCAGGACGGGATGGACGGGTCGGTGACGCGGATCGCGGTGGGCTTGTCGATTTCGTCGAGGGCGGCGCTGAAGGCGTTGGCGATGCGGTCGATGCGCTGCTGGTCGG